GTCGTTTACGTTTTGCTAATGCTGCAGCACCTAAACCTGCTGCTATAAAAGGAGCAGCTTTCTTTAAAAATTTCTTGATTCTCTTCGCCATAATATTTTCCTTATCGATTGTTAGTATAACTTACTTCTAAATGCAAGTCTATTTCTTCTTAGGTCCACCGTTCCTGAACACTTGTGTTCCTTTTATTCCAAAAATGCTCGCTACCACGGTAATCCACAAAGTTTGGAACCATATCGGGAGTGAGCCAAAATGATGAAAGAAAAGCTCGATCTTCTGCATCATTACCGGATCCTCACTGAAAACTCCCCAGGCGAGAACGATGATCGGCGCCGAAATTATCAAAAGGACGAATTCGTCCTTGTAATCGTTTTGCCGCGCTTCTAAAAGTTTGCCCTGGTAAGATTCCTCACCTCGGGCCATACGTTCTGCATGCAATAGTTGTGCATCAGACATAGCCATTTTAGTTCTTTGTTTATTCGAATAGACTTTGGCTCCTGCTTGAAGAGCCATTTTTGCTAAACCAAACCACATATTAGAACCAGGTAGCTGTTTGTTTTCTAGCTTTACCTACGCCCTTAACTGTAACCTTTGTGCCTTTGTCTATTTTTTGTCCAGGCGTAAAGTCATTAGTTACAATATCAGCTCTAGGGTCTTGTCCTACCTTACCTAGATCAGCTTTGTACTTTTTGCCACCTTCTGGGTATCCTATTGGTGTTTTTGTCATATTTTTCTCCTTTTAAATTTGTATCCTATCTTCTAGGACCTTTCAAGGTCTTAACATCTCTACGTTTCATTCTATCTGAATAGACTTTAACCTCATTAGCCATTTGTTGTTTAGCCAATGAGGTATCGGCTCTTAGTTCAGCCAAGTCTTCATTCTGTTCAAGTTTTTCATCAAACTGAGATTGACCCATTAATTGTTTAGATTTATCTAAATTAAGTTTTTCTTGACCCTCTTCTCGTTTTCTTTGGTCATCCATGGCTCTTAAATCCAATTCTCTTGCTTTTAATTTAGCAATTGGGTCGTTTCCAAACTGACCCATGATTTTATTCTCTTCATCTTTGAATTCTTGCATCATTTCAGCAATTAAACCGGCTTTTCTGGCCTCAACTTTCATAGAAAGTTCCATAATTTGTTGTTGAAACTGAGGATTCTGCTGCATAGCAGGATTTTGTTGGGCCATTTGTTGCATTTGCTGTAACTGCATCATTTCTTCTCTAAATTCAACTTCAACTTGCTCTTGAGCCATCATAGAAATGTGTTCAAAGCAATTTTTTTCCAAAGCACCCATAATCATCGGGTTATTTCGAGCTAAATTTGAAGCAATAAAATTTAAATGCGACGTGATGTGCGCTTGATGGTTCTGACCTTTAAAAGCTTGGAAAGGTTTACTGGATAAAGCCATAATATTTTCTACCGCTGGATCTAAAGGTGTAGGTTGAGGCGGAGGAGGTAAAATTTTATCAATTTCTTTCACGCCGATCGCACTATACATGGCATAAAAAGCTTCATATAAATTATGAAGTTGTGGATTAGCCATTGCGAGTTGTAATTCTGTTTGTGCCATAGAAATTCTTTGTGATTGAGAAAAAATATTCGGATCTGCAACAGGAACAATATCTACTTTGTCATCAAAATCTGTAACTTTTACATTTCGTTGTGCTCCTACAACGTCATAAGGATATTCTGGAGGTAAATAAGTTTTAAAAACGCCAGCTAACAAATTAAATTCTTGTTTAAGCCCCACAAACAATCGTTTGTGAATCGCTGACATGACTCTGGAACCACGTTCTAAGAGAGCAATGGTCGTTCCAACAGCGGCCTGCTGGTTGCCGTCTCCGACCTGCATATCAGCGATGGCGGCAAATCTTTGTCCTGCTTGGACAACAATTCCCATCAAAGACAGTAAAGTCTGTGATGGTTCTTTGAAAGGTAAAGTCATAAAAGCGTCCTTGATGTTTCCACCAGGTGCATCTACATCTCTAAATTCGCCGGGCTGTATTGCTTGGGCCTCGTCTCTTACACGTATTCCTCTTTGTTTAAAACCTGCGGGAAGATTACTTAACGTTCCTGCATCTAATAATTGGCGTAGAGCAGTGGTTGCTGTTCTTGATAAACCACCAATCATATGAATTAATCCAAAACCGTAAAAACCCATTCCAGGTAAAAATCTGAAATGAACAAAATATTGTATTTTAAGTTTCATCGGATCATCTTGCTTATAGTTTCGTCTGATCGATAAAACTTCTCGGGATCCTTCTTCAATCGTCACGATATAAGGAAGTTTAATTCCTGTCGGTTCTCCGTCTTTCATATCCTCAAATCCTTCAATATCTAAATTCACATGACATTCAAGAATCGTAAAAATATCTTCGTCTCTTGTTTTCTTAACTCCTTCAAGAGATCTTTCTTTTTTCTCGACTTCGGTTTCTTGGTCATAACCAGGTTTCAGGTCGACATCTCTATAGAAGCCGTTGACTTGTTTTTTTCTTAAGTCATTTTCTGACATTTTGATAACGTGAATAACCGCCTCCGCATCGGCTAATGAGGTAGCTGTATACGGGACAATTAAATCGTCAGCTTGTACAAATTTAGAAACCGCTCGTCCTAAAAGTTCATCGTAATAAACTTTCTTGAAAGCGGATCCTGCTAACGGTAGATAAAAAAGCATTTGATCGAACTCGGGTTCGTACTCTTTCATCACATCCATGAGTTGATAGTTCATGAAATTTTTAACCCGATTAGACTGTTCTTCTTTTTGTCTACTCGGTCTTCCTAGGATCTGAGTCCGTACCGGACCCATTGAAGGAAGTAATTCTTTATAAGCTTGTGCTTGAAACTGGGTGACCGCTTCAGCGAGCACGGGATGCGTAGCACCACTGGCTCCCTGAAACGGTTGGGTGGGATTCACATACTTGAATCCTAATAAATCTAAACCTTTGATATAGGTATCTTCCCACTCTTTACGGGAAGTTTTATATTGCATGTAATTTTCATTTAAATCAGAACCGATTCGGCCCAAAATATCGTCTGGCAATAATTCAGCGATATTTTCAGAATGAGTTTGAGTAAATTGTTGATTGGCTCGGGGATCGAAGCTCACTTCTGCTCCGCCTTCTTCATCCATTATAACTTCAGCACCCTCCGGAGTGACTTCCGCTAGTTTGTCTTCTTCCGTTACAACGATGTCCTCTTTAGGTAATACGACTTCCTGGTCTACGTTGGGTAGAGCCTTATCGATACTGTCTTTGTCTGCCATTGATTTTCTCCGATTTTACTACATTCTTAACTTGTTTTAAAGGGATATTCAACTGTGGAGTAGGCCCTCTCAAAGGAGGGATCTCTTTCCATTTCACGTGCTTCATATTTTTAACTAATGTCTTGTTGCTCATCTACTTCTGCTAATACTTCCTGGTCCACGGCTCGGGGCTCGCCTTCCAAGGTTGCAATCAGCATCCCTTTCATCTGCTCTTCATTCGTTAAATAAGTCGTTGGGTCATCAATTACAAATTGTTTGACCAAGGGTATGGCTTCAGGGATCAGGGGCTTTTTAATAATCATTATATTCTCAATATTCCTGCTAAACCGCCATGTTTAAGTTCACTTTGCAAAGCTCCACTCATCATCATGTCATGTATCATTAAAGCTTTACCAGGATCATGAAGTCCAAAAGAAGCGGCTAAATCGATAAAGTCTTGTCGACTTCCTCCTGCTCTAGCCAGATCAATAAATGCTTGTCGTTTATCCATAATATGTTTGTCCTATCTTCTCAATTTTTTCATCCTTATAGTCTTCTGGATGAGTTATAAAATAACCTTTTCTTAAACGCATAATGGCTTGAGTCATCGAGTCCACATAGTCATCGTGATCGCCATGAGGGAATGCCGCGCATTCCTCAATGACCTCTTGCGCAAACGTTTTATGTTTCGGTGCCCACACTCTTCCCATCTCGAAAAGATGCGCAATCGAATTCATTCTTACATGCTTATCATTTCCTTTGCTCGGTGTATAGTCCTGAACGGGAATATCAATATTTCTAAGTTCATGGATCAGAGGGATCCCTGATGCCTTGGCCTCGATTAAGACGATATCCGGGTTCCAGTCGATGTATTCCTGATGGGCCAAGCGTCGAAGTTCGGGGAACTCGTACCTGCCTCTAAAGGCGTCTAATAAAATTGCATTTTGACCTTTTCCTTCGACAGTGAAAACGCCCCAGGTCGTAATCGCAGAATAGTCAGCCGTTTCTTTTTTCATGAACGCGGTGTCGTAGGACTGAATCACAAAATCACATTTTGGTGGCTTGTCATGTTTCCAATCTTTCCACCATTCTCTTTTGATAATGGCTCCTTCTTCAGCGGTTGGAGTTTGCATGTACTGCGCGTTCCATTTTCCAATACTGATCGAAGCCTTCACTCCATCTAATTCATCTTTATTCCAATACTCAGGCCAAACCGGTTTATCATTAGGTAGGATCGCAGGAAATTCAACGAGATCCCACTGATCTCCTTTGACATCTCCCTGAGCCTTGATCAGTTGACCCGTAAGATCGTTTGTTGACCAACGCGTCATAACTAAAACGATCCGGCCACCGGGCTGTAAACGTTGACGGGGTCCGGAGGTATACCACTCGTAGGCTTTTTCAAAAGAGTCTCTGCTTAATAGATCCTTTTCCTTGTGTGGATCATCGATGATCAATAAGTCAGCACCTCTTCCCGTCATGGCACCTCCTACCCCTACCGCAAAGTACTCACCTCCTTGCGCTGTCTCCCAG